CAGGGGTCTACGTTGAGATGGACCCAAGCCAAGCCAACTCGGGCATTGCGCTCCAGCGGTCCCTTATCGTCGGCCAGATGCTCGCGGCGGGCAACGCGACGCCGGAAGTGCCGCTCGAAATTCAGTCAATGGCGCAGGTGCAAATCGCCTTCGGGCGCGGCTCGATGCTCGAACAGATGGTGCAAAACTACCTGCTCGGCGACAATTTCGGCGATCTCTGGGTGCTCCCGTTTCTCGATGCCGTCGCCGGCCAAGCCGCAGCGGGCGAGATCGACATCGAGGGGACGTGCACGATCCCCGGCACGCTCAACGTGTACCTGGGCGGCGTCCGCGTTCAGGTCGGCTGCAATCTCAACGACGACGCTGCCGCAATCGCCGCTAACCTTGCCGCTGCCGTCAACGCCAATCTTGACCTTGCGGTCAAGGCAACCTCGACCGCCGGCAGTTCTAGCGTCCAGATTACCGCCAACCACAAGGGCGAGGCCGGCAACGACATCGACCTGCGGGCTAATTATCTCGGCCCGCTCGGCGGCGAATACACGCCCGCCGGGATCACTCTCACCTTCACCCCGATGACCGGCGGCACCGCCAATCCGACGATCAGCACCGGCCTCGCGAACCTGAGCGACCAGACCTACGACTTCATCGTGTCGCCGTACACCGATACGGCCAATCTCGACGCGATGGAGGTGTTCCTGGCCGACTATCAAGGCCGCTGGTCGTGGGAACAGATGCTCTACGGCGGGTGCTTCTCGGCCTATCGCGGCACGCTCGGCGAACTCACCGCGTTCGGCACCGTCCGCAACGACCAGCACATGTCGATCATGGGCTTTGACGACAGCCCCGATCCGGCATGGGTCTGGGCGTCGCAGATCGGTGGCTACTGCGCCGCCAGCCTGCGCGTCGATCCTGGTTTGCCGCTGCAATATATGACCACCCAATTGAAAGCGCCGCCGGTCCCCAGCCGGCTCGATATCGGCGAGCGCAACACGCTACTCTACGACGGGATGTCCACCTTCCGCGTCAACGATGCCGGCGCGGTCATCATCGAGCGCATGTGCACCACCTACCAGCAGAACGCAGCGGGCGCCGCCGACAACAGCTATCTCGATGTCGAAACGATGTACGGCCTCATGTTCGTCGCGCGCGACCTGACGAACTACCTGTTGACGCGTTACGCCCGGAAAAAGCTCGTCTCGGACGCGACGCCCGTGCTGCCGGGGTCCAACTGCGTCACCTCTCAGATGATCCGGGCGTCAACCGTCGCCGAATACAAGGTGCTGGAGCAGAACGGCTACGTGCAGAACAGCGCCGATTTCGCGCGCAACATCATCGCCGAGGACGCCGGCAACGGGCTGGTGAAAATCCTCGCGCCGGTCGATCTGGTCAACCAGTTGCGGCAGATCGCGATCCTGTTGCAGTTCCGTAAGTCGTAGCCCGGATATCGCGACGCGGTTTTACGGCGACGCCTTAAAACACCGCAGGTTGGGTTTACAGGAGGGCTGAAATGGCGAATTGCGAAAGGCTCGCCGGCATTACCGGCGTGTCCATTGATGGCACGAGCTACATGGTCGTCAGCGATGTCACATGGTCGCCGGCCAAGTGGAAGCGGGAAACGCTGGTCGGCCTCGACAGTGTGCACGGCTTCTCGGAGGTGCCGATCCAGGGCTACATCGAGGCGACGTTGCGCGACTCGGGCAGCATCACGGTCGGCGACTTCAACAACATGCGCTGCGTCGAGGTGCAGGTGCAGCTCGCCAACGGGAAGATCGTCACCGGGGCGAACCTGTGGAACACCTCCGCGCTGGAAGTGCGCGCCGCCGAGGGCACGTTTCAGGTGCGCTTTGATGGCGTCGATGTCAGCGAGCAGGCCGCGTAATGGGAACCCCTTTCCCGCGCGCCAACGGGGCGATGGAACCGAGCGTGGTTGACTTGCCGCGCGTCCTCGACATCGAGATAGACCCGCCCATCGAGTGGAACGGCAACACGTATAGTGTCCTGCATCTGGAGGAACCGACCGGCAAGATGGTCGTCAAGGCCGAGCAGGAGCTTGCGAACGGGGCGAACTTCTCCGCGCTGCGCAATTACCAGTTCGCGCTCGTGTCGAACTGCTCGAACACGCCGCGCGCGGTCGTCGAGCAGATGCGCATCAGCCAGATACAGGAAGCCGCGTCTTTTTTATCCAGCTTCATGCCCGGTGGCCTGGGAACTGGCGGGAACTGACCGCCGATCTGTGCCATTTCTGGCACTGGCAGCCCTCCGAAGCATGGGCGCTCACCGGGACCGAACTGCTCTGGTGGCTCGAACAAGCCAACCGGATCATCGCGCAGCAAAACGCGCGGATCACCGAGGATAGCTAGTGGCTGGCTATAGCGTCACCTTCTCGGTCGTCGATCAAGCTACCAAGCAGATAAACGACATCAATAAGCGCATCCAGCAGATGCGCGCGCCGTTAGAGGCGCAAGCCAAGGCGATGTCCAAATTCGTCAACGTCAGCGGGCTAAAACAGGTCGCCGAGGGCTTTAAGGGCATCGCGGCCAGCGCCGGCTCGGCGCTTCAAGCGGTCGGCGCATTAACCCCGGCGATGGGCGCGCTCGCCGCCGGATCGGTTGTCACTGGCATCCTAAAGCTCGTCACCGGCTTTGCGGATTGGAATCGCGAGCTTGAAAAGACCGGCCTGCTGCTCGATGAAACGCCCGAGCGGATATCGGGTGTTGAGCAAGCGTTCCGCTCGATTGGCGGCAGCGCCGACCTCGCGAGAAAGGCGCTCGAAGGGATTGGCCGCGCGCAATATGACGCGGTTATGGGTAGGAACGCAGACGCCGCCTACACCTTCAGTTCAAGGCTAGGCATTGCGTTGACTACCATGCAAAACGGGAAAAAGGTGTTCCGCGATGTCGTCGATGTCCAAGACGAGGTTCTGAAAAAACTTGTGCAACTGCCGGTCGGCTTTGATCGGCTCGCTGTCGCGACGAAGCTCGGCGTGCCTGAGCTTGCCGAGATGGCAAACGAGATCACGGCGTCGGGCAAAACGGTAGATGAGTTCATCGCTCGCGAAAAGCGGATGCAGGTCGTCACCGATGAGAACCGCAAAGCCTACGAAAAGAACAAGGAAGCCATCGGCGGGTTGAACGCGGCGTTCTATAAGCTCGGCTACGATGTCGGCGGTTCGGTCGCGCCCGCGTTGACCGATCTGTTTAATAAGCTCGACGCATGGGTTGAAGGGCACCACGACGAAATCGTGAAGAGTGTGGGCGACATCGCCACGGAGTTCAAAAAATGGGTCGATAGCGGCGACGCGAAACGGTTCGGCGACAGTATGTGGGACATAGCCAAGGCAGCCTTGGCCCTCGCGGAAGCGCTTGCGAAAGTTGTCAATCTGATCCCGAAACTACCGCAGAGCATCAACCCGTTTGGCACTGGCGAAACCTACCAGGGGCCGCAAGAACCGCTGACGCCGATTCCGAAGGAACAACAGGGCGGCTTTTGGAACTGGGTTGGTCGGACTTTCGGGCGCAGCGGAACGGGCGCGCAGCCGGCGCAGATTGTCCCCGGTGCGCCGGCACCCGCAGGCGCACCGGCACCCGCGCCAGCCGCGACACCCACGCCCGCGCCGGGGCCGCAATCCGCCAATGAAGCGCCCGCCGCGTTCGGGCAAGCCATCGAGGATGTCGAAAGCAGCGGCGGCACCAACTACAACCCCTCGCCGATCCCCGGTCACTCGGCTTCGGGGCCGCGCCAGATAATGCCGGGAACCTTCGCCGAGAATGCCCTACCCGGCGAGCGGCTCGAAAACCCAGACGACAATCGCCGAGTCAGTGACCGCCTCATCAACAAGCTGTGGAAGAAATACGGCGGCGACCCCGAGAAGGTCGCTTATGCCTACGCCAACGGTTCGCTCGGCGCGCCGGATCGCAATCCCGGCTATGTGAAAAAGTTCATGACGAATTACAACCGGCGGATGGCAGCAGCGCAACCGTCGCCTGCTGCGCTGCCCTCGCCTACCAGCCCGACGCCCAACTCGGCACCAGCGCCAGCGAATACACCGGGCGGCGGCGGAGCCAGTGCCGGCGTCGATCAGATGGTGGCGCTCGCCGGCACTCGCGGGAAGGACGTGCGCGAATTTCTCCGCGATCCGCAGGGCAAGCTCCAGCGCGACCCCGATCTGGGCTTGTGGTGCGCCGAATTTACCAACGCCTATTTGCAGCACATCGGCGTGCCGGGAACGCAGGGGCCCAGCCGTCTGATGGCGGCTTCGTTCGCCCAATGGGGACAGCAAGTCGCGGCGGAGAATGTGCAGAAGGGCGACGTGCTGCTGAACTTCAACCGTAAGCATGTCGGCGTCGCGACCGGCCAGACGCGCATCAACCCGAGAACCGGACAGTTCGAGGTCGAGGAAATTTCATCGAATAGCCTCGGCCCCGGCGGCGAACTGCTGAACCTTCCCGGCAAGCGCTGGCGCAGCGATGTCGAGGTGCGCCGCTCGCAAGAACTCGCCGCCGCCGAGGCTAAGGGGGCAAACGCGACGCTGGCTACGCCCGCGATGCCTAAAGGCGGCGTCGATATCAGCGTCACGCACAAGAACGCGCCGGCTGATGTCAGCGTCGCCGCGACGAGTTACGGCACCGGCCTCAATCTCGGCGCGACGCGCACCGAGCACCAGCAGTTCGGCAACATATGAGCGCGGCCCCGCCCCTCAGCCCCATCGGCACGGCATCGCCGGCCCCGGCTGCCGCTACGGGTTCGTCCTGGCTCGCCGGATCGTGGCACGACCAGCTACAGCCCGGCTCGTGGCGCGGCGTCGGCTTTATCATGGACGCGACACCGACCAAGGCGGGCCGACGGGTCGCCGTGCACGAGTATCCCTATCGCGACACCGTGTGGCCGGAGGATCTCGGCAAGCTGCCGCGTCACTATCAGGTGGCGGCGTTTCTCGTCGGCGACGACTGCTACCAGCAGAAGCGGCAGATGATCGCCGCGTGCGAGCAGGCGGGGCCGGGGACGCTGGTGCACCCGATCCTCGGCAGCTTGCAAGTCGTGTTGCTCGACTTCACCACGACCGACCGCCGCGACCGGGGCCGCTATGTCGAGGTCGAGCTTGAGTTCATCGACGCCGGGACAAATACGATCCTGCCGGCAGCGACGGCGGCCACCGGGCAACTCGTCGCGAATGCGGCGGCCAACCTCAACGTCACCTCGGCGACAGCGCTAGCCCAGAACCTTGCCGGCCTGTCGCCAACCCCTACGGCGCCGACGCAGTTCATCTCGAACTTCGCCAACGTCGCCAACTATGCCGTCAACGACCCGGCGCGTGCGCTCAGTGCGGTATCCGGCCTCGTCGGGTTCTATGGGCGCTATGCAATGGGCCGGATGACAACTCTACAGCCCGAGAGCACGACCGTTGCCCAAGCGCTCGCCAACGCTGTCACCAGCCGGCAAGCCGTCATCACGGCGTCGAGCGCTCTGGTCAACGCGGGCGAACGGTTATGAGCGACGCCACCGACGCTTTTGCCGCCGCGTCGGTCGATCTCGCGACCGCGCTCGCTGGGGCGACGATGGATCCCGCCGACGCGGTTCGGCTGCTGCTGCCGCTGTGCACGTTCGAGCCGCGCCCCGTCTTCGGCTCGGGGCCGCTCGCGGGCGTCATCGCCAACTGGCAAACCGCCATCGTGCGCAACATGCACTGCGCGGCCCTCTCGTCGCTCGCCATCGCCGCCAGCGCTTACCAGCCGATCAGCTATCAGGACGCCCTTTCGCTGCGCTCGATTGTCTGCGACGCGATTGATGCCGAGGCGACGGCAGCCGCCGACGCGGGCGACGATGCGACCTATCAAGCGCTTCGCGATCTGCGAATCGCCGTCGCGACCGACCTCGCGCTTCGCGGTGCCAATCTCCCGGCGCTGGTCGAAGTCACCACGCTGGTATCGATGCCGTCGCTCGCCGAGGCTTGGGACCTCTACCAAGACACCAGCCGCGAACCGGCGCTCGTGGCGTCGGCTGACGCGCCGCACCCGCTCTTTATGCCGCTGACGTTCCCGGCGCTGGCACGATGAAGACGCGGGACACTGGCAGTCAGCCGGGACACGTCGCGTCGTCCGGCACGGCTACCGCGCCGGTCGCGATGATCGGCAACCAAGGAAAAATCCCGCCTGTGACGACACCCGATATCACGCTCGATGATGTCGCCGTCACCGCGAAGGCACCGCAGAACAACCCGACCGCCGCAGCGGTGGCGGCGCCGGCCAAGCAATACCAGCCGAGCGCAGCAGCCGGCGGCGACGAACTGACGCTGACGGTCGGCAACGCGGTCTGGGACGGCTGGCAGCGCGTGCAACTGACCCGCTCGCTCGACACCGTGCCGGCGAATTTCGACATCACGCTGACCGAGAAGTACCCGAATAAGGCCGATATCGACATCAAGCCCGGTTCAGCCTGCACGGTGAAGCTCGGCGGCGATCTCGTGCTGACCGGCTGGATCGACCGCTACCAAGCGATCATCAGCCCCGGCGAGCACACGGTGCACGTCACCGGGCGCAGCAAATCGAGCGATCTTGTCGATTGCGCCGCGTTTACTGGCGGCAAGGGGCCGACCGAGGAACAATACCTGCTCGAAGGCTCGACGACGGCAATCATCACCGCGCTTGCAAAGGCGTATGACATCGAGGTCAACACGCAGGCGGGCGATGGGCCGAGCATCCCGACGATGCCGATCAACCTCGGCGAAACAGCGTGGGAGATCATCGACCGGCTGACAAAGATGGCGCAGGTGCTCGCCTACGACATGCCGGACGGCTCGCTGATGCTGGCGACCGCCGGCTCGGAAGAAATGGCGTCGGGCTTTACCCAAGGTGTCAACGTCGAGCAGGCATCCGTCAATTTCACGATGGATCAGCGGTTCTCGGTCTACGAAGGCTTCCAGACTTCAAGCCTCAACCTCACGTCCGGCAGCGGCGGCAACATGGAGCCGTCAAAGGTCGTCGAGGATGCCGGCGTGCCCCGCTTTCGCAAGCGGATCATCATCGCCGAGGGTCCATACATGGACCAGAACCTGATCGACGCGCGGGTGCAGTGGGAGGCGAACCGCCGCGCCGGTCGCAGTTTGGCGGTTATCGTGACGTGCGATAGCTGGCGCGACACCGCGAACAATCTGTGGGCGCCGAACCATATGGCCCCGGTCGATATCCCGATTGTGAAGATCCCGAAAACCTCGTGGTGCATCGGGCAGGTGACGTATCTGAAAGACGAGCACGG